AAACTGAACTTACTAAAACATTTGCCAAGCCAAACACCACAGTTGCCGCTAGCTGGTTCTCGGCAGCTAATTTCTTGGCATACGGCAATAACTTAAAGGTTGTTCGTGCAGTAGGCACCGCAGCAAAAAATGCTTCGGCTGTTAAGACCGCCAGCGGTACAGCATTGTCAACGGTTGCCATCACGAGTACCGCTGGTGCATTTTCATGTGCATCAGGCACATTGGTTGTCGGTGACAAAGTTGTCATAACCGGGACACTCGGTGGAACAGGCACCATCACAGGATATACCACAGGCACGATTTACACGGTGTCAGCAACAAATGGTACAACAACATTCACGTTGCAAACAGATGCGGGTGTAGCAATTGTGACTACAGCGGGAACACCCACAGGATTAACATATACACGGGTTGCTCCAATTCTTATCAAGAACGAAGACCAATGGGATGCACAATATTCAACAGGTGCAGGGGCGGTGGGTGAATATGCCGCCAAGTTTCCAGGAGCTTTAGGAAACTCATTAAAGGTGTCAGCATGTGACGCATCAGGATTCGCAGCCTGGGCATATAAATCATCATTTGATGTTGCTCCGGGAACATCCGATTATCTAGTATCACTAGGCAACACATCCGCAGATGATGAACTGCACATTGTGGTCGTCGATGAAGATGGTTTGTGGACAGGTACACCCGATACAGTGCTAGAAAAGTTTGCCTTTGCATCAAAGGGAATTGATGTCAAAAGTACAGACGGGTCAAATGCTTTCTATCGTGATGTATTACGTGGTTCACGGTATATTACCTGGATGGATTACCCACTCACAAACACAAACTGGGGCAGTACTGCATCTTCAACAATAACATATGACGTATTAGGTTCAAGCAACTACTCATTGACTGGCGGTGTTACAGACGACGCTCCTGCGAATGGCGCACTTGAACTAGGTTGGGACTTATTTGCCAATGCAGAAATTGTTGATGTAAATCTTTTATTCAACGGTCCCAATGCATTAGCCGTGGGACAATACATGATTCAAGTTGCACAAGCACGTATGGATTGTGTAGGATTTGTTTCACCTCTCTTGGCATCTGTGTTGAATAATTCAGGAGATGAAGCTGATGACATTATCACAGATCGTCAGTCCACATTAAATGTCAATACATCATATGGTGTCATGGACTCGGGTTGGAAGTATCAATACGACAAGTACAATGATTTGTATCGTTGGGTTCCATTGAATGCCGACATTGCAGGTCTCTGCGCACGTACTGACACCATTGCCGATCCTTGGTTCTCACCAGGTGGTTTAAATCGTGGTCAAATCAAGAATGTTGTGAAGTTGGCATATTCGCCAAACAAGACAGACCGTGATGAACTATATAAGAATGGTATCAACCCAGTTGTATCATTCCCAGGCGAAGGAACTGTGTTGTTTGGTGACAAGACACTTCTTGACAAGCCATCAGCGTTCGACAGAATTAATGTTCGTCGTTTGTTCATCGTGTTAGAAAAGGCAATTGCCACGGCAGGTAAGTATCAATTGTTTGAATTCAACGATGCATTCACACGTGCCCAGTTCCGTAACTTAGTTGAACCGTTCTTGCGTGATGTGCGTGGTCGTCGTGGTATATATGACTTCCGCGTTGTATGCGACGAAACAAATAACACAGGCGAAGTCATTGACCGTAACGAATTCGTAGCTGACATTTTCATTAAGCCATCTCGTTCCATCAACTTCATGCAGCTAAACTTCATCGCAACACGCACAGGCGTGAGCTTTGAAGAAGTCGTAGGCGCCTAAACTAAATAACTTCTAGGAGATAGATACAAATGGATATTACCCAATTTAGAAATAAGTTAGGCGCAGGTGGTGCTCGTCCAAATCAATTTTTGGTAACACTTACTTGGCCTGCAGTAGTAGGTGTAGCAGCTTCCGATGACTCGTTGCTAGTAACGGCAGCTGCTCTACCCGCGTCAAACGTTAACCCAACCATTGTTCAGTATCGTGGTCGTGAAGTCAAGATGGCAGGTGAGCGCATCTTTGATCCATGGACAGTCACAATCATTAATGATACCACAATGAGAATGCGTTCATACTTTGAACGCTGGACAAATGTGATGAATGATCGTGTAAACAATGGCGGTCTATTGACCCCTGCGGCATATCAATGTGATTTGCAAGTAAGGCAATTAGATAGAAATGACGCTACACTTCGTACATACGAAATTCGTAACGCTTTTCCAATCAACGTGTCGGAAATTGCATTAGCATATAGTCAAAATGATGTGATTTCAGAATTCACTGTAACGTTCCAATATTCGCATTTTGATGTAACACCTGTTTAATCTTTGATAAGGTAAAAATATTATGGATATTTTTGGATATAGCATCAAACGGAAGGAGACAGCACGTACTGAAATTAGTTTCGTGCCTCCTTCCGACGATGGTGCTCTTGATACTGTCCGGGCAGGTGGGTACTATGGTACCTACCTCGACCTGGATAATGCAGCAAAAAATGAATCAGATTTAATTCAACGCTATCGGTCTATTTCTTTAATGGCAGATGTTGATAGTGCCATTGACGATATTATTAATGAATCTATTGCCAATGTAGAGGATGAAGATCCTATTGATATTAATTTAGATGAGGTGAAGGCACCTGATTCAATTAAAAAGGCAATTAAAGAAGAATTTGTTAATATTTTAAAAATTCTTGATTTTAAACATCGCGCACACGATTATTTTCGACGCTGGTATGTGGATGGTCGTTTGTATTTTCACAAAGTTGTAGATGTAGAAAAACCTAGACAAGGGTTAACTGACATTCGTTACATTGATCCTAGAAAAATCAAGAAAGTCAGAAACATCATCAAAGAAGCTGAAAAAAATACAGGCGTTGAATTTGTTCGTAAGGTGGAAGAATTTTTCGTATATAATGAAAAAGGAGTGTTGTCTACTCCTGTTGCCCAAATGAATCCAGGTTCCACACAAGGATTAAAGATTACAAAAGATGCCATTTGTTATGTTTCATCAGGATTAATTGATGTAGATAACAACATGATATTAAGCTATTTACATAAAGCCATTAAAACCGCAAATCAACTGCGTATGATGGAAAATGCTCTTGTCATCTATCGGTTAGCAAGAGCACCTGAACGCAGAATTTTCTATATTGATGTGGGTAACCTTCCTAAGTTGAAGGCGGAGCAATACATCAAGGACATCATGAATCGTTATCGTAACAAGTTGGTGTATGATGCCAACACAGGCGAGATTCGTGATGATAAAAAGACGATGAGTTTGTTGGAAGATTTTTGGTTGCCTCGTCGTGAAGGCGGTAAGGGTACTGAAATTGATACTCTACCAGGCGGACAAAACCTCGGTGAAATTGCCGATATTGAATACTTCCAACGTAAGTTATATGAAAGTTTATATGTTCCTGTTTCTCGTTTACAGCAACAATCAGGATTAAACTTTGGTCGTGCCGCTGAAATTAATCGAGATGAGTTGAAGTTTACAAAATTTATCAATAAACTACGCCGCCAATTCTCGCGTATGTTTGATGATTTATTAAAAACACAACTTGTGTTAAAGGGTGTTACTACGGAAGCGGATTGGGAAGAACTCAAGGAAGATATTAAATATCAATTTGCTCAAGATGCCTATTATTCTGAAAGCAAAGACCAAGAATTATTGCGATCCCGTGTTGAATTATTAACGCAACTTGCAGACTTTGATGGTAAATATGTAAGTAAGAGTTATATTCAAAAGAATGTGTTACGGTTAACTGATGATGAAATTAAACAAATGGATTCAGAAAATGAAAAAACAGCATCGGCTGGAATGGATTACTCTGAGCCGTTAGAAGACCCAAATAAACCTGGCAACATATTACCTAAGGGATCTCCTTTCCCCGCCCCACCGGAGAAAAAGAATGGAACTAAATGAGGTCAAGATAGGTGATACCGTTTCTTTCACTCATAAAGGAAAGACAGTTACAGGTAAAGTAATATATCGCCACGACGGAAATAAGAATGCCGCCCTTGCAGGACACATCAATATCCAACCTATGGATGCAGATTCTAGCCCTCACACCATTCATGTTTCTAAAATACGCCCTGGTACACAAATAAAAGAGGATATTCACATGTCAGATATTAACGAAGCAATTTTAGATTTAATTGATAACATTGACGCCGGCAATCATGTAGAAGCCAATAGTATTTTCAGTTCATTGTTACAACATAAAATTGATGAATTACTTGATGCAAAGAAAGCTGAAGTTTCTTCATCAATGTTCAACACCGAAGAATGTGCTGAATGTATGGAAGAAGAAAAGAAAATGAAAAAAGATGACGAAGATGAAGATGAAGATGAAGATGACGAAGAAGAAATTGATGAAGCATTGAAGGGCAATCAACACAAGATTGATGCCAACAAGAATGGCAAAGTAGATGCTCATGACTTCAAGTTGCTTCGTGGCAAGAAAGGTGTGAAGAAAGAAGAAGTGGAACAAGCCAACGAATATAAGATGTGGCGTCCCGAAGAACAACGTTCTGATAAAGGCAATGCATTCACGAAAAAGGGAATTGAAAAAGGCAAAACTACTCCAACGGCAAAACAAAAAGAACATGGTGCCAAGGCGGTCGCACGGTATAAGAT